AGGTAGTAGTAGCTGCAGGGGTGATGTTGACCTATCCGGTGGATCCGGTCCTTTGCTTGCTCATTGATCATGCTTGAGAGCGTTGGCTCGTAGAAGATGATCGTGTCGCTGGCGTAGAGGTCGATTCCTGCGTTGGCTGTTTGGTACTGACACACGATGGCTTGGATTGAGTCGTCGCTTTGGAACTGCTTCCATATCGTTTTGTCCTTCTGATCACCGTTGAGTGTCACGTGGTTGATTTTCAGCCTCGTGAGCAGTCGTTCTATCAGGGCGATTGAGTACTTGTACTCGGCGAAGATGACCGTCTTCTTGTCGCCTCTGGCTTCCAGGAGCTCTTCTACTATGCTGATCTTCTCGCTCTTCAGTTCTATGGTCTGGCCTTCGTCGTCATTGATGAAGCCGCTGCATAGTTGTCTTAGCTTTATCATTCTCACCAGCGGGTTGCTGGCTTCGACCTCGAGCTCTTTGATGAAGTTGTTAAGCATTTCTTTGTACTTGCTCTTCTCTTTGAGTTCCACTTCTATGAGTTCGTCCTCGAGCTTGTCCGGTAGGTCCAGACACTCCTCTTTGGTCACTCTGTAGCTGTACTCGGCTATGGTCTCTTTTAATTCTTCCACGTGCCGGTATTTGTATGGCTTCTTGAATATGTTGAGCAGGCAGTACCTGTTTTCAAAGTCCTTATATTCACCGAAGATGTTGGGGTTTAAGAAGTTGAATTGCGCCCAGTACTCTTCCAGGTGGCCGTTGCTCATTGGCGTCCCTGTTAGGATGTATCTGTACTTCGCAGCTCGTCCCATCTTCCTTACGGCTTTAGATCGCTTGCTGGTGCGGTGTTTGATCGCGTGGGCTTCATCTAATACCACACAGTCCCATTTGGCCTCGTGGATCTTCTCTCGTCGCCATACGATGTCGTAGTTGATCACCGTTAATTTGCTTTTGAGTAGTTCCCTTCGGCTGGGTGTGAGCTTCTCGATGTCTCTGCTCCAGGCACCCATCGTTGATATTGGTGCGACGATGATGGCGTTGGCTATCTCGTCCACACTGATGAGGTGTGCGATGTGGTAGAGAATCGGTAGGGTTTTACCTCAACCCGTGCCCTGTTCCATATACAGCGCATAGGCGTTATGTTCAATTAGTCGCCTTCTGGCTTCCTTCTGATGTTGGTACAGAGTTATCACGTGGCATCACCACCTTTCTTGTTTTATGTTTAATCTCGGTCGCTAAGGTACGTTTTTTTGACTTTGCCATGAATGAACACTATTAGCATACTTATCGTAATCATAGGGAACAATATCAATGCTGTGTTGTAGATGATTGCCCCTGTCATTTATTCCACTTCCACCTTTCTCAAGAAACCACATTCAATGGCTCCTTTTATTTCTTTAGGGAAATTGTCTATTTCTGATTGAGTGAAGATATCTTTGTTATCAAATATAAACTTTTGATTTCCCTCTGGTGTTTTTTTAAGCGTTGTCTTTATTTGTTCGATATAATCGACACCAATAATTCTTTTATTAAACTCATTTACTTTTAATTGATACTTCTTCTCATCTTCTCGTTCGTTGATTGGTGTGTTGTGATATTTGCCTAATACTGTAAGAACACCTAATGGTATAACTCTACGAACTACTAATTGTCGTTCTTTCTTCCATACTGTCCAACATACAGAGTAAATAGCGTTTTCACTTTCAGTAAATACTTCTAAACAATCTTCTCTTAATATTCTCTTTAACTCAATTGTTTTCATTGTTATCCCTTTAACGTTTGTCAACGTACCTTTCTATTAAACGATCAATTTTTCTTCTGATATGCCTTTGACTGTATGAATATTTCTTCTCTAAATCGTTGAGATATGATAATCTGCAAAATGCTAATGTGTAGTTTTTAATTCACTCACTGTATAGGTCCAATAAGGCATTTGACCGCGACATATGTAGCGAATAACACAGCGATGAGTAGAAACCATTCACCACCTACTGCGAAGTAGCCGCGTTGTTCTGCGATCGTTGGAAGTAATGTTTGAGCTGTTATTGCTGTGATCGTGAACGCCATGATCGTGGCTATTGATGGTTTGACCCATGGTTTTAATCTACGCTTCATCCGCGTGACCTCTTTTCGTTCTTCGTACTTCATTTTGCTTGTGCTCCTTTCTTCACTAAGACTTTGTATGCTGTAATCGTTTTGTCGTTGATTGACACCACGTGGCCCGTGATATCCTTGACGGCTTGGTCATTGGTAAGTACGTGCTTGACCATGTTCACTCCTCGTCTGGTTTCCTACTGTAAACTTTTGGTGCATAGAAAAACTCATCAATGTCAATACCATAATGATTGCAAATGGTGATCACTTGGCTTAGGTTAAAATCTGCACCTCGTTGTCCATTCAAAATCATGTTCAGGTATGGTCTTGACACTCCGATGAGCTCTGCGACCTCGTTTTGCGGTATTCCCTTCTCGACTAAGTAGCCTTTGAACTTTGCGAAACCTGGCATGTTTTTTCCTCCTTTCCAGTTCGTTCCTCGAACTTCTCTTCACCATCATATATGAGTTGGAGTTGCTTGTCAAATACTTTATTTGCTCACAATTTACAATAGTTGTGTTAAAGCAACTAAAGTTGTTATTTTTGCAGAAATGACTTGTACCACCGTTATCGGTATGTTATTATTTGGGTGTAAAGAAAAGGGGTCAAAAAACCCCCAAGGAGCACTAAATGAAAAAGTTTGAATTAGAATCAAAATTGGCGAATGTATACTACGGCGTTGATTACTCGGTTAGGATCTTAGTGGACGGTGTCGAGGCTGAAGGGCTAACTAAAAACTTCGATGTCAACTCATTCACAGAAGCTCAAAGTTATTGTAAGTATTTCACTCAGTCTTATAGGGACATGGGTAGAACTTGCGAGGGGTCAGTGTTCGTATCGGTCATCAACTACGATGGTGAAACGGTCGAGACGCTGGTCTACAAAGCTTAATAATCGAAACGCCCGCCTGGGCGTCCATAGTTAAAAAGTCCCACTATGCTGATGAGATAAGGGCAAGGAGCACCTCATGAAATTATTTGTTTATGGTACAAGATTACGACCAGCTGGTCCAGGTTGTCAGCCGAAGCCGTTCGTGTCAATTCTTAAAACTAACGACACTCGCACCGACGGCGTGTGGAGTGAAATTGCTTATGATCGTGAATTGACGGATACCCAGCTTGAACAATTTGAAATGGTTTATCTAAGAACCGAGGAGGCACTGTAAAATGGCACTGATTAAAACATGGCGTGTGAACTATCACACCGTGGAATACCGCGTTGAGACCACTGACGTGAAAGGATTACGAAAGGTGATGGGTTTTAAAGCCCATCAGCACGATGCGGCCTGGGACGAGTTTAGACGGCTCTCAGATGATGATGGATCCACTGATTTGGTCCAAGCCGCTTTGTGGGTTCATGTGATCGATTATGACGGATCCAATATCACACGCGTCACGTTGGCCGCTTGGGAAGTTGAGGGTTTGAGTCGATGATCTACAAACAAATATGGGTTGAAGAAAATATCAACCCGTCGCTTATGACCCAGGACGAGCTCAATCGTCTTTGGGTCGAGGCCCGTCAGAAAGGCCTCACCCTTGACAGCTCTGGTAGGTACCAGCTGTTCGTGGATGATAGCGACAACGTCACGGTGATCCCGTTTGACCTTGATCTTGATTTCTGCTTCAGCTTTAATGGCTTTATGTTTTATGAAGAAACTAACGAATGGAAGGTGATCCAATGATCTCGTTTAAAGAATTGATTGAGTCGAAGGGTGTCAGTCCCTGGCAGCTGCACAAGCTTAGCGGTGTTCCTCTCACCTCCGTGGTCAGCGTTGTCCGTCGTGAGCGTGAGTTCAAAAACATCACGGTCGAGAATGCGATCCGTATCGCTGCGGTTCTTAAGATGAGCGTCGAGGACATTCACACGCAGCTGTATTCCACAAAATAAAAAAAAGCACCACCCGTCATTGGATGGTGCTTTCTCTTTAGTACTTGATCTTCCAGCCTGGAAGAATGAGGTTCTTGTTTCTAATCTGTGGGTTGAGGTTTAGGATGTGTCCCAGGCTCACGTTGTAGCGTCTTGCTATACCTGATAGGGTGTCACCCACTTTGACCGTGTGCACCCGTTGAGGTGCAGCTGGCTGCGACACGACTGGCGCTGGTGCTTTGATTGCTTCAGGTTTAACCCAGCCTAATTGCCCGACGTGGTATGGTGCTACTGCTCCAGCATTGACGCGGCTAATCACAGCTTCAAGATTGCTCACTGTTTGTCCCGCTCCGTTGCCGGCGCTATCTCTGTGGAGTACCCCGTTGACGATGACACGGTCCCCTACTTTCACCGTGGTTGGTTTTGGCTCTGGTTTAGGTTGAATGTAGTCAATCAAGTGATACTTGCCCCAGAACGCCCACTGGCGATTATGTCCTTGGGGATGGTTTCTATCTGCTGAGGTCGTCACTCCCCACGCGCCCCAAGCTGGGGTTGCTTCGATGTATTGGTTGATCCCATTTATCTTTCCTACATAGACACCCATGTGTCCTAAGTCGAGTGTCCATACAAGGAGCCCTGGTATGTCTGGCATAGTTGATAGAGGACCCTTCTCTTTTGATGCGTTATACAATGATCTTGATCCCAGGTCGCTACCTTCAGGAACGTCGTAGTTGATCCGCCCTGGTGAAATTTCCCACAAATAGCATTTCATAATCGCGTTGCAGTCATATGCGAACCGTCCTATCCCTTGTCTGATTCTCGCTTGATTTGCAATTGTATGGCGGCACCCTTTATTGATTCTGGTCTGAATCATGGCCTCAGTCAGTCTTCGTGATATGCCACCTAAAATGTATATAGTGTCTCGAGTCAAGAGCTCTTTAGCGTATGCTACAAGCCCTATGTTTGTTTTACTCATAAATCTCACGCCCTTCAATGAAGTGCTTTTCCTCTTCGCTCAAATCAGCTTCACTCAATAGTGGATCTGGTTTTTCTTTACTGTGCGCGTAGAAGTTTTGAACTGCAGCTTCAATTAAAATCTCTAATTCAATATCACTGACATTGAAGCCTTTCGTGTTGATCCACTCGAGGGCTTTTTCTTTAGCCAGCTCGAACTTCTCATGTGAGCCCAGGGAACGCCCTACCTGCTCGACATACATTACGGTGGCCTCCACAATATCACGTTTCTCTTTGGTGTCAAGAAACGCCTTCACTTTAATTCCAAGCCATCCTGCGAGTGCGCTAAGGAGCGTCACCGCGATACTGATGATGTGGGGTTGTAATTCCAATAATAATTCGTGCATTGTTTGCACCTCCTTTATCTTTTAAGTGGTAAAACTAAAACGTCTCCATATAATTTAGTTCCGACTCCGTTTCCTCCAAGATTGTGATAGGCATAATAGAGACGTTTGATTTTCTCAAGATCATTGATCGTGATCTCTTTTTGTTCTAACACCCGCTCGCATTCCGCGAACAGGTGGTAGTTCAGTGTTGCCAGGTTTGCCTGCTTTAGCAGCTCGATTTCTTTGCTCTGGTGTTGTACAGTTGAAATCATTGTTTTTAATTGCATATCCTGGTCTTGTTTCACATCGTGATGCGTGGTGATCCTGATGTACAAATATTTTAATTTTTCGATCGCATAGCCCACGGCCATGATGAATAATGCGACCTGATAAATCGTAAACTGGCCGAAGACTTCTAAAAATGAACCCACAAATTAACCACCTCCCTATGTT